ATTCATAGGAGGATTAAAAAATGTTATTAGAAAAAGCAAAAATCTATGGTGTTGACGGTGTAGGGAAGTCGAGTCCTTCTCTTACAAGAACGGATAGCGCCGAAGGTCTAACCTTTACGGTTGGAGCAAGTGAAATCAAAAGTGATTTTGATAAGTGCTACCCTTGGTGTGAAATGCAAGAGGTGGTAGATGAACACGATAATGTGTTTATCAAAATTCCTAAATTCTACTCTAAAATTACAAAGAATGCTGACGGAACATTCAAGCATCAAATCTCCGGTTTTAGATTTGACGGATTTTCTACCTTGTTTGTAGACGGGAAGGGTAATGAAATTGACTATGTGCTTGTAGGTAAATATGAAGCAAGTGGCTCATCTTCACAAGCATTCTCAAAGAGTGGTCAAACTTGTCTTGTAAGTATCACACTTCCTAATATGAGGAAGGCTTGTGCTGCGAATGGCGAAGGCTATCAACAATATGACTTCTTGATTGATGCAATCATCAAAGAGTTGTTTATGATTGAATTTGCAACTACTAACTCTCAATCTATTATGCAAGGTTGGACTAATGGTAGCAATACAGCCGCACTTATTACCGGGCATACCGACAATGTTAAAACGGCAAGTGGCTCTTGGAATACTAACCACACGGAAGATTGTGCAACGTGCAACTCTGACGGCTTACACGCTTGCAAGTATAGAGGCATTGAAAACCCTTGGGGCAATGTATGGAAATGGTGTGACGGAATTACTTTCTCCAAAGAAAAGATTTATGTTTGCACTGACCCTACAAAGTATGTTAGCGAAAGTCAAGCACAACCTTATAACTATGTAGGAGATAGAAAAACGGGAGAAGGATATCTTAAAACCATTGAATACTTTGATAGATTCCCTCTTCTTGGATTTGCCAAAGAAACGGGTGCAAGTTCAAGCACTCATTATAGTGATTACTATTACTATAACGAAAATGGCACTGTGCTGTATGTCGGTGGGCTTTGGAGCAATGGTGCTAGTGCCGGTCTTTGGAATTGGCGTGGGGGCAACACTGCTTCTGGTGCTGGCGCTTACATTGGCGGTCGCCTTTGCTATAAACCTCTTTAAGAGAGGGATAAAAAGGGAGACACTTCTCCCTTTGGTATAAATCAAAACAAATTATAGGGTCTTGTGTGCAGCCTGTGCTGAATGTCGGTGGGAATTGGAACAATGGTGCTAATGCCGGTCTTTGGAATTGGAATGGGAACAACACTGCTTCTAATGCTAACGCTAACATTGGCG